GGACAACGCCAAGTGCGCCAACGGAACCAACCGCTAGCCCAAAAGGGAGGATCATACTTAGCACGAGCTTCTTTATCTCCCCAGGCGATGTGCGACCATGCGGATTCGATTTCGACGAAATCCACCAACTCATTAAATAGGCATGGCAAGAACCGATTGCCAACATCGCACCAAGCACCAGGCTTGATATCACGAGTATGAGCGGTAAGAGAATGAGTACGGCTAACCCAGCGATTATTGATGTAATACTTAACATCGTAGATCTTTCTAACGGGCCAAGTTACAAAATCCTGGATGTAGCCTAGGCCCTCTTCGGCTAACCAGTAACGAAAATTATGCTTCATTTGTGCGGCTGTTGTCCAGTCGTCCCATTCTTCGGCAGTGCCTGCACTGAGTTTTTTAGTGCCGCGAAGCCAGTCTGCAAACGGAGTACAACTCCAATAACGTGAATGTTGTGCCATTATACTTTCTCGTATGTTTGTGCAAAAATATCTTTTTTAACTACACCGTAGTCGTTTTCACCATGACGAACAATAACATCTTCGCCTGGATTGTAGTGTAACTTCTCGCCCCAGCTGGTGTCAACCGATCCAGAGTGATCTGCCAACTTAGCAAACTTGATAATCTTTTTTGGTGTGCAAACACCATCACCTAGGTCATCTTTAAGATCACCAAATTTTTCTGGAGTAATAGGATACTGCTCACCTTTTGGTCCAGTCATAATATAGTAACCTGCAGGATACTTAACTGGACCTTCAAGTGTATCAATAGTACCAGGTTCGTCAGCAATCTCATAACGCTCTTTAGCAGGACGCTTATAGGTTTTGAACCCGCCATCCTTAAACCAATCGTCAGTGACCCGCAGACCTTCTACAATATTGATAAATTCTCTAATCATTTTCTATCGCCAAAAAGTTGTAACAAGTTTAGGAACAAGTTGATAAAGTCCATATATAGTGTCAATGCTCCCGTTACTTCCACAGCCGGATCAGTATCAACACTGACTGCTTCACGAATACGCTGTGTATCATAAGCAGTAAGACCCAAGAAGATGATGATTGCTAACGCACTAATAACTGTTGCCATAACAGTACTACCAATAAAGATGTTAACGATACTGGCAATCACAATAGCAATTAATCCAATAAACATGAACTGTCCCATGCTCTCCAAACTACGTTTGGTAAAGTAACCGTAAAAGCTCATAGTACCAAACAATATTGCCGCACCCATAAAGGCACTGACGATACTGCCCATAGTGAACACAGCAAAGATCATAGCAAAGCTCAATCCCATTAGTGCCGCAAAGCCATGTAAACATAATTGTGCAACTTCTTTACTGGGATTGTTACCCAGAACATAGCTAATACCAAAAATTGCAACAAGTGGTGCAAAAATCACAATCCACTTTAGTACACCAGTGAAAAAGAATTGTAGCAACTCTGGACTAGTGCCCACAAAGTAACTAACAATCATACTAACCAGTACAGCCAGACTCATGTGTCCGTAAACACGGCCCATTGCTTGATTAATTTCACTAGCACTACGGAACGAAATAGTTCCGTCACCGCCTGTATAATTTACTCCAAACATATCATTCTCCTTTAATAAATTGCGCCAATTCTGGAGCAGTCCAGCCAATTGGCTTTAGTACTTTACCATCTTCACGCTTGCGCACAAGTCCGGTATCTTTATCAATCTTGGCAAAGTTTGTACTCATAACTTCTTTCCAAGCACCTTCTGCATCAAATCCGCCACTATGGATAGCACCAATAGTGACAACTAGTATGTCTATAAGAGCATCTAATTGTTCAACTCTATCATTATCCAAAAGAGCTTGATCAAACTCTTTTGATTCTTCTTCGATTAGGCCCACATACATGAGGTATTGTTGTTGATTATATTTGTCAACACTTTGACCACAGGCCTTCATAAATTTTTCTTGATCTCTAAACGGGTTTGTCATTAAATTTTTTCTCCAATCTCAAATCCTCTAAATCTCAAAAATCGAGGGAAGCGCAAACTATACGTTCCATCTTGATTTTGAGTAACAGCATCAGCTCTTACTTCAACAATATTGCCGATAAGAGCATCACGCCCGCCCCAATAAGTATCGCGATTACTGTCTGTAAAGCCACTTCCAACATTGACTTGAATTCGTTGTCCATTATCTTCTCCTTCGCACACTAGCGCACCAAGTTTTCCAATATTTCTACCAGTTCCTTCTTCTACTGCTACTACTTCTAGACTAACTTCAATAAAAGGTTTCAATTTCAGCCATGCAACACTACGCTTACATTCGTATCCAGCTTCTGGATCCTTGATCATAATGCCTTCGTAACCGCCAGCAACCGCCTGTGCATTAATTTCTTTAAAACGCAACTGTCCTTCAGATGTGGCAAGATCAACATTTTCAAACACCAATGCTTTAACATTGGGCATGGCTTCGTGATTAGCACTGACCCAATCTTGAAGTGCTTGACTGCGTTTGATTTGTGTGGTTGAGCTTTTACCGTTCTCAAATTCTTCAAGTGTCAATATATCAAACAAGTTAAGAACAGCGTCTGTACTTTGTACATCACTCTTACGATGCACTTGTTTCATCAAATCTTGGAAGCTGGACGACATAATCTCGCCGTCCAACACCATTGCTTCTTTAAAGGAATGTGCAACTTTTGCAATTTGTTCCTTAACGTGCGGAAAGTTCACAAGCTCTTTACCGTTGCGTGAAAACTGGTCAATTCGACCATCAGGGTGAACAATAGTAATAACACGCACACCATCCAGTTTAACTTCAATCAGTTTATTGCCGGCAACTTTGCTTTCATGTCCGTTACTATCATGTGCAAGCTGGCAACTAAAAACGGGAATAATATATTTCTTGTGTTCTTTGCCCACTACTTTATTAACTGTAGTTTCGCTGAAACCGGCTCGCATATCCTTAATCAAAATACGACGATACCAGCCATTCCATTCTGCTTTTGTAGCTGACTTCATCATGGCTTGAATCATGTCACGTGCTGTATTGCCGGTGACGTTGCGAGTAGTAAAGCCAGTAAGAGCGAGAGTAAAACTATCCCAAGGTAACCCAGGGCCATCTTCATCTTTTTTCTCCGGGATCTGTTTCAATCCAAATGTAATCATTGAATCAAATGCCAAGCGGCAACCTTCGAAAAATTCGTCATTACCAGCATCAGCTTGTGCTTGGATAATAGCTTCTTTGTTTAGGCGACTTGGATGAATTTCCAAATCACTAATAACGCGGTAGCAAGGATCGCTCATTTGATTTCCTAATTATGTTGTTTATTAGTCTATATTATAGCAAACAACTACAAGGTTGTCAACCTTTTTCTTGGAAAATATGATCGGCTACGCCCAATTCGATTAATTCATCAGCAGTCAAATACACATCAGATGCTGGCAAAAGTTTATTTTTAACAGATCGAGTATCCAATCCGGTTACTTCTTTTAGAATGTTTACCATTCTCATGTTGCAATATTCGGACTCTTTCATTTGAGCTTTGATATCGTGGTACTTGGCATCCATTCCATCAGTGAATTGATGACACATGATTCCAGTATTTGGAGCAATATAGCGTTCACCATTTTCGCCAGAAGCAAAAATTAAAAAGGCAGCACTCATAATATTACCCATACCAATTGTACGTATTTTGTGAGTACTCACCCGCATCACATCTATCAGAGCAAATGCTTGATACAAATCACCGCCACTGCTATTGATATAAAGAGTTAGCACTTTTTCTTGTTTTTTATCAAGATTTTCGTAAACAATCCATTTAATAGCTTCACTTATATTAACATCCTCAATTTCGCCCAACAAGAAGTGAACGCCGTTGTCCAGCAACTTGGTGTTTATGCGATCCTGCGCATTGAATTCGTCGATTTTTTTCACGGGTTTGCCTTCCATAATGTGATATCCAAATATTTAGCGCATAAGTGAAGCCACTTGAATAAATACTGAATAACCTTTCCAGGGATTAGAATATGATTGATTTAAGAAAACTAATAGACCATTTAGAACACATTGAGAAAGGTGGCGAATTCATTCGAGAACTAGATCCTAGAACTGGTCGTATTGTTAGTAAGCCTGTTGTTGAAGGCGAGATTGGCCGTAAAATAGGATCAACCATTGGTGGAGTGTTTGGAGACAAGGCCGCTAAATTTGGCAGTGACCTGGGCGACAAAGCTGGTGACTTTCTTGACAAGTTCAATCCATTCAGCGGCTCGTCAGACTCCGACAAATCTGACTCCGACAAATCCAATGCTCCGGGCAAAATTTCAGATTTTTCCAGTGATTCAGGCGATACCAAATTTGAACCTATAAATCCCAACAGTATAAAACGTGAACCATATGGTCCAATCGGAAATTATAACGGGCCAGAAATTGATCCAATCAATGATGATCCTGAAGATCCCAAAACATGGCCGCCCGGTGTTAAGAAAGCACCGGACTTTGGTTACATAGATCCTGCCAACGGCTTGTGGATTCCCACACCGTTCTACGTTAGAGTTCCAGATGGAGACTGGAGAATACCTCCGGGCAGTCCAGCGTTTCCAAAAGGATATGTCAAAGATTACACACCATTCAAGCAGAAAGAAGCCGCATTGCAGAGAAAAAACGCCATGATCAGTGGCAGTCTTCTTGAACAAGGCAAGGGTGTTGAACTGCCTGGTGGAGCTCCCAATATACCAGGATACAAACAAGTGGATGTAAAACAATTCAGTAGAGACACGGGTCACAACATTGGACCTAGAGAAATGAATTGGGTCTATGCTTACAAGTCTGACAAGATGTTCAGTAAGAATATTATTCTAATTGCACCCACACTGTATCCTAACATGAAAATCAGTATAAAAAGACACTATAAAAATTGGGCTGACGGCTCTGGGGTACGTGAGTATGGAAAAGTAGATGCACCCAACGGCAAAGTGCATGTCAGCACTGAACATTTCAATGTGAACGACATGATCTTGTCAGTTGTGATTCATGCCACTGAACCCGATATGGGTGCTAAGATTTTGAATAGTTTGCACGGATCCCTCAAACCAGCCTAAATTGTTTAGGGTCGTTTTTCAATCACTTTATCAGCCAAGCCGTAGGCCACTGCTTCTGCGGCACTCAAAAATGTATCAAACTTCATAGCTTCGTACAGCTGAGCATAGGTTTTGCCCGCTGTATTGTGCTTAACATACAGTTCTGTCAAACGCTGATTAATACGTTGACTTTCTTCAAAGCTACGTTTTGCATCTTCAAACTGAAGTTCTTGAACGTGAACGCTACCACGTGTTCCCGGAGTTCCCGAACTAACACGGTGAATCATAGTACGAGCTTCTGGAAGCACAAATCGTTTTCCTGGATGTCCGGCCTGTGCTAAGAAACTGCCCATACTACAGGCTTGTCCCATAACATAGGTTGCTACATCTGGTTTTACAAATTGCATGGTATCGTAAATAGCAAGGCCAGCAGTAACAGATCCTCCAGGACTATTAATAAAGAAAGTAATGTCTTCATTACCTTGACTCTCCAAGAAGAGCAACTGCGCCACAATCAAACTGGACGTATGCTCGTTAACATCCGTATCTAACATAACAACACGGTCCTTGAGCAAACGACTATAAATGTCATATGCTCTTTCGCCCTTGGGCTCACTTTCAATTACCATTGGTACCAAATTAGGCATTATTTGTATTCCTTATCTAAATTTACATTTGTTAAACTTGCAACTGTTTGAAACTTGTCCCATGCTTTCTTAGCGGCTGGGTTTGATTCTAGTTCACTACTTGGCAGGACAGCCTCTAGCCAAATTTCTGGACGACGCCTTGGATGTGCTCCGAACTTGCGTGGCTGATGAAACTTGCCCTGTTCCCAAAGTTCAATACTTACACTACGGAATTGATCTTCATCAGTATAGCCAGCCCATTCAGGATTGCTATGTCCAAAGAACCCACGGCTGGCAATTGGTGTGCCGCCACCGTAGCCTTGCCAAATTCCCTGCCATTGGTCGTCATTATGCGGATCGAAGTCTGTTCGAGCGATAATGACTAGCACATCGTCAATGTCAACTTTGCCGTCAACAATGTCACGAATGCACCTACTATAACTGAGACCAATTTTCATTTTATCCTCTAATGTTGGTTTCTATTACTGAAATTTTAGGACCATTGCTGACAAAATCCATACCAGCCATACGACCTTCGTATACTCGGCCATTCCACTTCATGGCAAGTTTTACACTTTTGTTTATTATAACATATAATGTGTCTAATTCCTTGAAGTCTTGGACAACTGCTTCTACAACTTTATTGCTTGTAACGTTCTTAACATCACAAACGTCACTGTGGCTGCGTATCGTGCTCACTATCTTCTCCGATTGTAATTTTAACTTCTTTCACGCTATCCCAACGGAAACTACGCCATCCCTGTGCTTCAAGATCATAAACGGGCATAACTTCTTCGTTTACTTTCTTTTCTTTTTTAGGCTCAGTATCAACTGATTCATTAATTGGTGTAGCTGGAATAAGCGCATCATTTGTAGTACAAGTCATTTCACGGTCAGTTCCGTCTTTTTTGGTAAAAACAAGTTTTACCTCACCGTCAGCCAATAGTCCTTTAAGCCAAATTTTAAACTCGGCAAATTCTTTTTCATTTAAGGTCGTCATGTAGTTTCCGTTTCATTTCTGCATTTTCTTGTTCTATTCTCTCAACATGATCTGCTACCTTATTAAGTAACTCGAATGTATTTTGAGCTGTTGTTCGTAGCATTTGTGCTACAGTCATTACTTTTTCTTCTGCCATTTTTAAATCTCCAAAATTTTAGTCTCGTCCCAGCCTGTATCTTCGCTGTAACCATCGTTTTCGTAACCACGTGGATTACATACAATACGTGTCTCACCAATCATATAATCAAACGGATGATGGGTGTGACCATGTGTCCACAGTTTAATCTGTGGATGATCCAAGATGAACTCACCCAAGTCACTGTGGTATCCACCGTTCATTAAAGTATCATTTGCATACATTGGATGCATACTTTGAAAACTTGGACTGTGATGTCCTACTACTACACACTTCTTGTCCTTGTGTTCCTCAACAATGAGTTTGATATATCCCAGTGTCTTGTCGTGACGTATAGCAACATCCAACGCACTCATAGCGGCATAGTTACGCTTGTCGTTTCGGATGATACGAAAGTCGTTCATCATACCTTCAATGGCATGCATGGTAAGTGGATCACGTTTGTTCATGTTAGTCCAAAGTGTACCACCTACAAACACTACATCGTCGATAATTTTAGTATCCTGCTCCAACATATAGATGTTTGGGTACTTGGCAACTTCTTCCCGCATGTAATCAATGCCAGCATAGAACTTGCCGTTGTAGAATTCGTGATTGCCCATAATGTAAATTACATGCGGGAACTGAAAACTACAACGTTTGAAGAAATCACGAAAGCGAGCTACTCGTTGCATCTTACGGCTAAGGTCAGCTAACGCACCATTACTATATGGATTGAAATCAGCCGCATGATGATCGTGTAGATCCTGGGCAATCATAATATCGCCACCCAAAATCAATACATCGGCACCTTCGTTATTGTTGATAAAACAATCCGAAAATTCCAAATGTAAGTCACTAACCAATTTAATCTTCATACTCTTTTGCCGTTATGAACGCTGGTAAATTATCTTTAGTAAGACGACCTGCCTTAAACTCTTCAAGCACATTACGCAATGCTTCTTCAACAAATTCGTTAAAGGTCATATCCCGATCATGTGCCATCTTCATGTATTTTAACAGATCTTCGTCTGAAAAGTCAACTGGTACTTGCACTCTTGTGTCATAATCTTCGCCGGCCTTAATAGCCAAACACTTTTGGATAAAGTCATCTACCACATCCAAGTTAACGTAGTCAACATCATCCCATGCTTGGTTAGCAAGAACACTTTTGTGTTCTGCTTCTTTACGATACTTTTCTTGCTTGTTTTCAGCAATCATTCGATAAGCACGATTGTTGGTATAATCGCACACGCTGACTTCATACACCTTTTGGCTCTTGGTACTGAACACAATGCTAAAACTGTATCCGCCTGTACCGTGAACCCCATTCCAACTATCTAGTGAGTAGCTGTTTGGACCGTAACAATCCCAACCATAATTGCTGCCCTCGGTGATTTTATAGTCAACCAATTCCATCCATTCTTTCATTGTAATCATTTGAACACCTTTGAATCAAAAATAATTGCTGAACCTAGCACAATAAAAAATACGCCATTTAACGTGTCTCCAAATGCTACACTTGCAACACCGTTCAACACATTTATTCCGCCAATAGCATATCCGATCGTTATACGGTTACGACCAAACCATTCCATAAATTTTTCCATCATTGCTCGTTTCCTTCTTTGAGTATTTTTTTAAATTCGTATTCTTCCATCTCTTTAGCACGTTTGGCTTCACGTGCCTCTTCACATGGTGTGCAATATGTATGCACCCAACCGCCGCCTCGGCGTTCACCTGTGTTGCCACAGCTTTCGCAAGTGACTCCAGTCATGCTTTCTGCCAATGACACCATACCACTGATATAATCGTCTCCACCTGAGTAGTAAAAACGCAGTGTACCAAACTTTTCTTTAACTTGGTCCAAGGTCACTTGTGGAATCGATTCAGGTACAGTTCTAAAGTCACCAGCAACAATTTCCGCCAGTCGTTTTTCTTTGTACTCGTCATTGGGCAAGGCTTTCATTGTTTCTTCAAACAGCTCAAAATTGCCAGCCTTGGCCTGAGCGGCCATTTCGTTGTATTTGATAGCGCCAATACGCTGTTTCTCTTTCCAATCAATGTGATGCTGAATATTGCCCATGAGCTGGTCCAGTATATTGAACCAACCATCACCACATTCAAATCCCCAACACATACAAGTTTCCTGCATGTTCTTGTTGCGGTTCACCATCATCTTTGGATACTTCTCGCACAACAACTTATCTAGTTCTTGTTTCATTTTATCTCATCCGATGTTTCTGGAAAGTGACTGATAATCAAATCCAGTGCCGCAATGGTCTGCATGTTAAGGCCCACGTCTTCTGGATGTAGCCAATAACCCGCAGGGTTACTATCGCTCTTTGGATTCTTCTTCCATTCACGTAGCTCTTTCTTCAAATATGCACGATAATCTTTTAGGTTAAGGCTGGTGATACGATCCGCAGTTTCACCATCGATCCATTGATACTTTTTGTGTTTTTCTTTACTCATTTTAATAAGTCTCTTTTACAATCTTGTATTCAGTTGTGGGCCATTTGGCTTTGAATTCTTCAGTCTTAACGTAATCGTTATAGTGTTTTGCATCAAAAAACATACGATGGAAAACCGTTTTGTGATCCAAGGTAGTTACTGTGAGATAAACTGATTTTGCTTTGCCCGCCATTTATTGTGCCGCCTTTACGTAGTTAAGTCTAGTTACTGCATTCGAATGTTTCCAATGCTTGCTATGGTCTTTTACCTTGCCTTTAATTATAACACAAGGTCCCAACTTTAGATCTGCTTGACTAAACCAAGACACCATCTTATTGTCTATTATAGCATCAATGTTCCAAGCGTCAAAGTTTTTTGAACGTTGTGAGTTAATAATTTCACAATCCTTATCTAGAATTTGTTCACCAATCAAACCCACATATCCGTCATCCAAAGTTTTGACACGTTTTTCAGTTTGATGACGTGCATAGTCTCGTTTGTAAACACTGGGGAGGCAAGCAATAAATCCAAATTTATTGGTTGGAGTTTCTGACTTGCTCAACAATGCATTTACTTCAGTTTGGAATTCGTTGTCGCCTTGGATAGCCGCAAACAGTAATCGACGATAATATTTTTGGATATCGTTAGCCAATTCACGATCATCTAAATTGGTGCAAAGTAATTGGGGTTTAGGGTAACTTTCGTTATACTGAGTGTGATCTTCGCCTAACGTGAACAACATTAGCTGACGATTTGGATATTTGTAATACATTACTTTACCGTCAAAAATGTCTCCGTCAGCGTGTACTGCCTCTAGATCTTTTTGGTAAGTTTTGTTAACTCGCTGTGCGGCACAAGCTAGTTCTAAAACTGTTTGAAGTGGGAACTCTTTTATCTTGACCATCACCGCTCCGTGAAATAATTTAATACTTGTATTTTACACGAATACGTGGTCTGTGTCAATCTTTTTAAGTCGGATATAAACCTTTTTGGCAAGGCGTTTTATTAGTCCGTCGTCAATATTACCAAAATGGCTAACATATGCATTGAGATTTGGACTTACGTATACATTTTGAATTTTAAAACGACTAAGTGCTGTGAAACGATGCATATAATTTAGGGCTCGATATTTGCCTAAAGTTCTGCATAATTCTATGGTGATGGATAACGCATATGCATCCAGTTCATCTGGATCTGCTAGATAGTTCACGTAGGGTTCTTGCATGTGATTGCTGTAAACAGCATAGTGCCTTTTTACACTTTGACGGCGATGTCTGTATTCGTGTACAACAGCATCAAATAATTGAACTAAAATATCAGTAACGTGCTTGTGATCCCATGTTTCTGTATTTGCAAAATTGTGATAAAGAAATACTTCTATGGCAGTTTCGTGATTTTTATCATCCTCTGCGTCATAGTAGGCATTAACGTAGAACTCTTCAGGACCCAAGAATTTTTTACGTTGAGTTTTTAGGGCAATGTCAAAATCGTGTTTTTTAAATTGACGACGTGCTTTGGTCATCAAGGCTTTAAATGAAACGGGAAAGTCACAGTCTTTTCTTACGGCCACACATACAGAGTTTGCTCGCTCCAGTATGGTGTTCATGTTCATAGCCTGTAAGTTACTCTGCCCTTGTTTAAATCATAGGGACTTGTTTCAACGCGAACACGATCGCCCAAGATAACTTTAATTTTGTGTTGCTTGAGTCTGCCACCCAAATAACAAAGCATTACGTGTTCCATATCATCAATTTTTACTCTAAAAGTATTATTGGGACATACTTCTAAAACCTCACCCGTTAGTTCAATTAGTTCTTTACTCATACTTTACTAATGATCATTGCACCATCTTCTACTCGAATATTCACAGTATCGCCTTCTTTCCAGCCTTGTGCTTTACATATTTCTTCTGGTATTTTAAAAATTACATTGTCTGGATCATCTGGAATATCTTCAAACAATTCTTCAACAGTATAGGTTGTTTTAGTCATAACGTATTTACACAAAGTCATCGTTGTATGGTACTGGAAACCAGTCCAGCTTGTCAAGGTCGTTGGCAATTTCTTCTGCAACTACACCTTCAGATTGATAACCAGTTCGTTCAAAATAGTCGTCATCTTCCTTACCATCATAGCTTAATCCGCCACGCATACCTGAACAATAATAGTCCATGTAGTCTTCACTTTTATTTCTAAGGTCTGCTACAATGCCACCTGAGGCTCGCCAGCTGGCAGTCCAATAATTTTCGGCCAGTATAGGCCAAGTGTGACGTTTACACCATTGCATGTTACACCATGCCGCATACAAGTTTTGAGCATAGCGTCGGTCATCCGCACGAATCTTTGCCATTATTTCAGGGCTGTTTCGGATATCCTCAACTAAATCGTATTTCATTCGTTTTTACCAGCATGCCAATCGCCTTGGAAACAGTGCATCATTTCATGACCAACAGTTCGCATATCTACCTTTGTAGGCACAACTACTACACATTTGTCTTTCCAGAAAAATGTACATGCCAACACTCCATAACCGTAACCATTGTTTCCGTACTTACGGCTCAAAGTGTCGCAAGTCTTTTGAATATCTTTTTGATCAACAAACTTTAATTCAACTGTGGTCTTATTAGTGATATTCTTGCTCATGTCAAAAATACGTCCACCACTGTTATCAAAACTCCATTGCGCTTGTGCAGTGGATGTCAACATCATTAAAACTATTGCAAACTTTTTCATTCTAGCCTCTGTATGCCTGTGTGTTAAAAATGGTGCGGACGGGAAGATTCGAACTTCCAAGGCATGATAATATCACTAGCCATTCCCTACCTGGTTACTTTTTACAGACCCCAAGTAGGAGGTATACCAAATTCCACTCACGTCCACAATGCTATTATACATTCTATTTAAATAAAAGTCAAAAAAATTGGTGACCCAAGCCACCAATTTAAACGTACCAAATTTCTTTGAATCCTTCTTCTTCAGTTGGTTCTTCCCAGCCAGCAATCATACTGGCAACGACATGATCTGGAATTTCTTTGCCAGGACGATTCATCAATCGACGCATAAGTTCTTTATGCTCAGGCGTCTTAAAAACTACTGCAATATGATAGTAATCTGGCAGCATGTTAAACTTTCGAGCTCGGCTTGCAAGAGTGGTACTGGTCTGATCCCAAATAATATCTCGACCTGCTTCTCTTGCGGCAACAACTTCCTTAGCCATCAAATCCACAGCAGTGGGCATGAAATCTGCAAAAACTTCAGAGTAAGTTTTACCCACTTCTTTGGCATAAACTTCTACCCATTTATCAGTGCTTACACAAACACAAGTTAAAGTCCAAATTTGAGAATCTACCCAAGTGCTTTTTCCCGAGCCAGGAACCCCAATCAATTGATAACATTTATTCATGGTTGAAAATTATCCCTTCCTTTGGTATGCTTACTAATTTCGACAATAGTTGCTTGTAGCATTTGAATTTCCATTGCAGCCTCTTCTAGAAGGTTAGCAATCTTATCAGGCTTACCTTCTACTACTGCTAATCTTCCCGGAATCTGCCTACGTATTTCTGCTCGTTTGTACAAGCGGAACACTAGGCTTTGTTCTGCTACTGGTAAATGGCTTTCATCCTCGCATCTCATACATGATGTCCTTTTACTTCGTTGTTTTTGATACTGCCGATGGCACGTTCCATAGACATTACAATTTCGCCTGTAGAGTCAAACCCCACATCCTTGGCTCGATACTTTTCCAAGCCACTGGCATTGCCATGTAAATGTCCGTGAAACTGCAAGCTACCTCTGTGCATTTGATCCCACTCGCTAATTGGATAGTGAAACATGACGATCTTGTGACCATCATAGTTGATATCCAAATACTTGTGGATTTCTTCAAACTCATTTTGAAAACTTACATCCTTGACCAACTTGCGGTCATGGTTGCCTTCTACCAATATCTTACGACCATTCAATCGACGCATGATCTTTGCCGCATCACTTGCCGAACAAAAAGCCACGTCGCCCAAGATGTAGACCAAATCATCACGGCCTACTCTTTCATTCCATTCTGTAATCATGCCTTCAGTCATGTACTTTACATCGTTGTTGAATCTTGCCCTTGTTACAGGGCAAAATTTCATAATGTTAGCATGACCAAAGTGCAAGTCACTTGTGATCCATGTTTTCATTTTATTCTCCCGCAAACTCGCGGACCCATTCAAATTGTGTTTCGCTGGCTTTTACCCACTTGATGTGATCTCGTTTACGCATTGGCTTATCGAAATCAAAGCAGACCAAAATCCAGCCCTTGTCTTGTGAAAATTGTACAGTCTCAGTAACCCGAACGATCTGTACAATCTTATCTTTAAATTTTGCTACAATCATCATACTGACTCCTTTACATGGACCAGTATGACTCCGAAGCTGGATTGCAACACCAAGGAGTGTCGCGATCAATTTGGACGTCTTTACCGGTCATCAAATTTTTAACTGTTACTGTTGTTGGATGAAACTCAATTCGAAAACCCAATCTTGTAGGATAAAGTTCGTATTGCAATTCACGCACTTCGCGCTTCATTTCTGCTTCATCGCGATGTTGCCAAACTGTAGTTGAAACAAGACGTTCACCACTTTTGGTACGCTTGTCTGCTTTGTAGATGTACATGGTATGATTTTGTTTCATTTTCTACTCCTGTTTTGTTAGTGTATGTGTATATTATACAGTCAAAAACTAGACTTGTCAACTAGAGAATACGATGATAAGTGTTGTTTTTATGCAACAGGTTTAAACGTTCGCCAGTCATCAATATTGGGTTTTTCATCTGCGTCATACGTCCAGCCCAGTACCTTCATCATGCGATGCTTGACTAGCAAGTTTGGACTACGAAACCTCTCTGTGTCATTGAATCCCATCATGACTCCAACTTCACAAACCGCACCCGATCTACAAATACCAGCATAGCAATGAACAACAACATTCATACGATTTTCCAATGCGTGTTGTAGCAAGCGAACAAGCTCTGCGGCCTGCTCATGACTACACTTCATTGCTTCATCATCAACATGGTCGTTTTCTTCTACATCAAGGAACTCAAAGTTGTGACGCTCTTTGAACTGATGCTTGGCTTCAGGACGCCAGCTGGCTGGATCCACAATGCTAATCAGCATACTGTTTGGGCCAGCATCGTGATGAAATCCAATAGGGATATCACTTGCGGCTACATTTTCAATCCATGGCATTATCTTCTCCGTGTTGCACCAATACGTGATGCTTTGTTCCAATCATAAGCGACACCATCTGGACACTTACCGTCCTCTACGCTGTCAACTCCAAATTTACCAACTACTTCAAATTCACCACCTCTAATGGTGACAAAGTAGTCCAATGTCTTAGCCCAATTCATCGCTGGTGTTAAGCCATCAAATTCTTTATCACAAACAACATTGCTTGTGTCCTTCCATATTACATTATATATTTTTTTCATACCACTATTATACAATCAAAAACAAATTTAGTCAACGAATTGGTTGTTGTATTTTTACAACAACACACCTAAAAAAATAGCACCCGAAGGTGCTATTCAAAAACAATGTTTTTTAGATATCGTAGCGTGGGACCATTACAGTCTTAAGCATGATACCTTCTGGAGTGAATTGGTCCATATCCGCTGACAGCAGTGCTGTCATGATGCTTGGGCTAAATCCACTTACCAATGCGGCACCACTCTTGTCTGCCTTAACAGGCACATTGTCTGAACTGTTTAGGTTCCAGAAAACAATTTGTGGCACAACATAGCCAGCAGTTTCAAACTTGCGTTCGATCATTTCCATTGCGCTGTCGTCGAAACGGGCGCATTGGTTAAACTGCATGTCTGACAAGATCAGCAACATCTTTGGCATGTCGCTTGCTGGTACTGAACCCTTAACTGCAACGCTCAGGATCTTGTCCATAGCGG